CGCTCACATCATATCCACACTCAAGCCAGAGTGCGTACATGTTCTGTATTGGGATACTAGCGTTGTTCGTGCGGAGAAGTACGAGCGTGACGATTTGGGTAAGATGATAAAATCTACCAAGCCCGCAGGGGGCGGCGGTACAGATGTTAGGTGTGTACCAGCGTATCTTAAAGAGCATCGTATCAAACCAGAAGCCACTGTTGTTCTTACTGACGGTTACTTGTGGGGCGGGTGCGGTGAGTGGGATCACCCTACCTTGTGGGTAACACTCGACCACGAAGATTGGCAAGCTGATGTTGGCAAGACCGTACACGTAAGAGCGTGTGACATGTAATCAAAAGTGTATGGGGAAACCCATACACAAACCAAGGAGAACTAGAATGATGAACAAAGATGGAACTATCAGGATGCGGAACAGGCAAGCCGCATCTGTTCAGAGCAGAACGGCGAAGGTAACGACAAGCCCCGCGCCGTGGGACAAATCCGAAGAGGAAGAGTTTACTGCTGCGTGGCACGAACACGCAGTTAAGTTTCAAGCCAATCCTTTCATTGCTTGTCCTGAGTGTGAGGGTTCTGACCATGTAGGTCAGCAAGAGCAAGAGAAGTTTAAACTAATGAGTAGTGGTATCTACGAACCTGTTGGCACGTGGGTGACTTGCGATAATTGTAATGGCTTGGGGGAGATACAGGCCGATGAGAATATGGAGAACTAAGATGCCACTATTATTTACTAACCACAGATGTTTCGCAGACGTAGAAGCAGCATACAACAATACCCCTGTGATACGTAGTAAGTTCGGTAAAGTGAACGACATACGCCCTATCGGTGACAGACGCCGCAAGCATGAGCGTATCCAAAAGATCAACGGTAACTGCTACGCAATCATGCATGGGTATGGGTATGGTGATCCTGTGTTCCAACCTTGGTATGGGGGTACTGAGATAAAACCTTCAGTCAATTCTACTGAGCAGTATGCGGCGTTAGTGTGGCGCAGACACAGGGATGGTACTGATACAGTTAAGATAACTAACGGCTCTGGCCCACATGGGCATCACAATTCTATATACGATACACTTAACCGCCACCTGCCGAGACCGCTATGGTTCATCAACAAGAACGGTAAACACTTCATTCGTATTGGCGGTGCGCAAGAACAAACTGTTTTTTCAAAGTACAGTCATGTGTTTGGTAGTAATGTCGCCCACTACCTACCACGACATGGTGAGGACTACTACCTAGCTAAACGTACTACTGTCCCCGCACCCGTCAAGAAACATTGGGATACCTACTACAAGAGAACGCAATCACAGAATGTGCATGTGCAAGAACGCCAAGGGTGGATGACTGCCAAGGACGATGGTGCCTCGCTGGTGTTTCGTAGGATCGGGGAAGAACAATGGGTGCATGACAGTGGTGGCATACCGTTGCCCCCTGCGCCGAAAGTGAACAAGGAACTGAAAGACAGATACAAAACACACATGAACGAGTTCTATGATTGGGGTGTCACTATGACCCCTCTTCTTCCACTAGAGACAGGCACATACAACTATGGTGAAATGAACAAACTAGAAAAATACAAACGGGAACATTACAGTAATCCTAAGAGACGTGCGCTCTGGTTACGTGATGTGTTGAAAGACCCCGAGCATCCTATGCGTGTTGCAGCGTGGATTCATTTCACTCAATCGTTTCAAGGGAACAGTGGGTGGTATGAACGGGCCACTATCAAGGAACATATGCAAGAAGGGAACATGGTTGAAGTAAGAAGTAAGTTCAATACGTGGATCAACAAGACCGCGAATTTTAAGAAATGATAAAACAGTATGGGGAAACCCATACATAAACCAAGGAGAACTAAAATGGATAGTAAGACTATAGCAGAAGCGAAAAGGATCAAGTTGCAAGATGGTCAGCATCCCCACCTCGCTCAGTTTACCAAGGAACTAGCACAGACAACAGCCCTGTCGTTTACACCGAAGAGCCACAACAGTTCGTGGGCGTTCTACGAAGGTGATACATATTGCTGTGGTTGGGTAGGGTTTGGTGACTTTCGTGTAGGTGGAAAAGGTACTAAAAACTACACAGTACAAAGTCGCTTGATCCGCAATATGAAGTACAACGATAATAATGCGCAGTACCATATGGCTATGACCACTAAACACAACATTGGGTTGAAGAACGCCAAGCGGTATCTGTCACCTCTAAACGTGGCTGAGATGGCTGCGGAATCTGCTCAGAATGTGGGTCGTAGTTTTCGTGCAGTAAGTAGTGAAGCGGGTAGCGAACTACGTCATATGGGGGCTAAGTTATTTAAACACGATGGTAGCTCTAGCAACTATTCACCTATGGAGACTGAGTTGAAGGGTCTACTCACCTTGGGGCATGACTTCCAAGATAAAGAATTGGAGAGAGGTTTAGTTAGCTTCTTTGCCCAGAAGGATGAGACTAAAGTGCTAAACAATAGAACTGACTCAGGTGTGTTCGTATACACTACTGTTCGTATGAACGAGCCACAGTGCGCTGTGCTTCCTGTTGACGAGTTATCAAACTGGAACCCCAAGATACACGATATGTCTGAGACAAAGTGGTACGTCCCTAGCGAACTACCCGAGGATATCATGGGTAAGTTATCTATGTTGCAGCTTGTAGAAGATGATCACTACGTTGACGGGGTAGGGTACAGGGTTTCTGACCGCATGTGCTTTTTACTAACTTGAGCGTAGGTAACGTCTTGGGCGCGGCTGACGTTTGTTACCGCGCTCAAATAGAGGAAGATACTGGCTGGGTCACGCTAGTAAGCCTTGGCATTAAAAGACTTGACGCGACAGTAAAAGACACCTATATATCTTTTGAGGGGTTACCAGAGTGGTTCCAAGGGAGATTAGCGGTGTTATCAATGTTGGAGGACAACGGCTACTTAGAGGGTGTTGGGTACAAAGCGTATGACAACACCTTCTGGGTAGTCGAACCATCTGATATTTAAAAGACGTTGGGCTGTATGGGGAAACCCATACAGCTTTTGATGCCAGTTTTTATAGAGGGTATATTTATGGTTATGACGCCAGAGGCGAAAGTTAAGAAGCAGGTCACGAGACAGCTAGGCGCAATGGGTGCGTACTACTTCTACCCTGTCACGGGGGGCTACGGCAAAAGTGGAGTTCCCGATATTGTAGGTTGCTACAAAGGGTTATTCTTCGGGATAGAATGCAAGGCGGGTAAGGGCAAACCTACCCCACTGCAAGCTAAGAACCTAAAAGACATACGCGCAGCGGGGGGTATGGATATGGTTATCAACGAGGATAATTGGGGTGATGTAGCAAGTATCTTAACAAGGTGGGTCAATTCTAATGGATGAGAATGCAGAGTTAACTCCCGCGCAGCAGTCCGAGTTAAAATTTTTACGGGAGCAAGTTGATATGTGGCAAGACAAAGTACATGAACGAACCCCGTTACCCAACGCAGGTAACAACCTATGGACAGCGCGTGAAGAGTTAACCCGATATGTCAGCGATCTTCGTGCGTGGGGTAAAACCATATGACGCCCCGTAATGCCTACACCATTAAAGAGGATGATGTTTCTTATGACCATCAGGTTAAACAGTTTATACGTAAGCGCCACGTCATTGAGGTCGCCGCTAAAGAAAACGAAGCTATGCGGCAGGGCAGTTCGCCAGTAGACAAAGTAGACCTACGGGCAAGAGTATATGACACACTACGCACAAGAGACGCGTGGACAATATCAGACGTAGCTAAACGTATGCGCTTGAAAGAAGGCGCAGCGTACCAAGTTCTCACCGAGCTAAAGAGGGACGGTTATCTCACTGTTAGGCAGCTACACGATGAGCTTGTGTATGAGCATAAGGACTTATGAAATGGCTAGGTGGGGTTTCGATATGATCGAACGCAAAGAGTATGAACGTGTGTGCGAAGAGAACCGCGAACTGAAAGTGGAACTTGGATTGGTCACGAAGCAGCTATCCGCAATGTATGTAGCAGGTACAAAGAAACTAGGAGAAGACCTTGACAGAGTTGGAAAAGATGAAGGCGCAAGCCAAGATTGAAAGCAAGCGGATGCTTAAAGAATACCACGGGGGTAGGTCACCTAATTACGGTAAGTTAGAGCAGAACCTACGTGGTCGCGGGGAACCTAGAATATCTGAGATAGAGAGGTCTGGCCCTGCGAAGCGGTTACTACGACTAGCGCAACAAGGGTTTAGCCTAGCTGAAGCCGCTCGTATCACCAGCATGTCTGTAGAGGATGTTATACGAAGGTCAAAACGGTATCAGATACAATTCAAAGGTAGGGATCAGGGTTATGGATAAGAAAAAATTTGAAGCTACTATGCACAAGATCGCAGCCGCTGCGCCAGCGAAAGCGTCCCCCCAAGTTATGGCCCTGATATTTTCTAATATGGTGCTGATGTACAAGCAGCATGAGCAGTGGCCCCAGATTATGCTAACAGTAACATCTATTTTAGCGGACGCACTAATGGAAGAGGAGGAAGAAGAAGTTGGTGTCTTTGACGAACCTACAGATGAAGCAGCGGTACGCGCTATTCAAGAGGCTAACGATTTTATAGAGGGTGTCATAGGTAAAAAACACCTGCACTAACACTCACATAGAGGAAGAGAACAATGTTGGACACAATAAAGGTGTACGTGCAGCGCGTACTTAAAGATAAAGCATGTGGATTTGGGGTGGATGTAGACTCAGGAGAACGTGTGTTTATACCGCCTAACCTCGTAAACAAATACCGATTAACCGAAGGTACTTGCGCTCAGATGCAAGCAATACCTAATTCTTCGGACAAGAAAAACCATACGAAGTTTCAAGTTGTCGGTGTTATCGGAGAAAGCGTTACCCAGATGTTAGACTCCGATGCTGAGTACGAAGAGCGATTTGAGACCCCCCGCGTAGTGGAAGCTAAGATGGAGGATCGAATACTTAGTCTACTATCCTCTACTGACAATCAGTACGCACATAGGGCCGCTGAAGTAGCGGAAAAGCTAGGCGCGGAGAATGACGAGGTACAGTCCGCGCTAGGTAAGCTGCACCGCGATGGAGATATTTGGGAGGCCAAAGTAGAACGTAAAGGCACCCAGAAGAAAGCATCTTATTGTTTGTGGGCGTTGGATGATGACTGGTTTGTACCAGAATTTTTTGAATAGGAGAGAACTATGACTGAGAAGAAAAAGTATAAGGTCGTAAGCGAAACGACCAAGCAGTATAAAGCGGTAGCTTTCATTACTGAATACGCACACGCCACTGTTAACTCTATAGCGGTTGCATGTGGGGGTACTACTTCATACGCATACAAAATACGTAAACAGTATTTTATATGCCCGTTTACTGATAGCGAGACAGTTTTTAAGGAATGGACTTCTTATGGTAAACACAAAGCCGAGATAGACGCAGGGGTAGATGGGGAGTGGTATAAGTCCATCAAGGGTTTAAGCAAGAAAGAGTTTGAACGTAAGGCAGCGGACTTTAAGGCCAAGTTTCCAACATTAGTACCAACTATCGCCCCTGCTCATTTTATGCGACAGCCTGTACCAACGGATTTGAAAGAGTTGCCTGTATATACAACGGACGAGGTTGACACTGCAAACATTAGCGACTTTACCTACAATCTGACTAAGGGCAGTAAGCTACCCGAAAAAGGTACGTACACACGTAGCAGTGTACTTGATACCGCCAAGCAGTATGTCACCAAAGATCGTGATGCTACACATGGTAACATGGAAGATAACTTCCAGACTATCGCTGACTTGTGGACGCAGTACACTGGACACACCTTACACTCTTCTGATGTTGCAGTGATGATGGCCCTGCTGAAGATCGCACGGCTCAAATCTAACAAGGACAATCCCGACAACTGGATAGACGCATGTGGCTATCTGGCATGTGGTGGTGAGTTGGTGGCAAAGAAATGAACCTTGTTACGTTAGACTTTGAAACCTACTACGCGCAGGATTTCTCTTTGTCGAAGATAACGACAGAGCAATACATACGTGACCGTAGGTTTGAAGTGATTGGGTTGGGGCTGAAACACGGCCCCAATCCGACCGAGTGGGCACAGGGTAACGATGATGTAACCAAACTACTGGCATCTGTTGATTGGAATAACACCCACGTACTGGCCCATAACATGATGTTTGACGGAGCCATTCTAAGTTGGCGTTACGGCGTGACCCCCAAATTTCTACTTGATACTGCATGCATGTCAAGAGCGTTACATGGCACAGAACAAAGCGTGTCTCTAAAGAACGTAGCGGTGCGTTACGGTGTCGGGGAAAAAGGCACCGAAGTTATTATGGCGAAGGGTAAACGCCTAGCCGATTTTACCGAAGAAGAGATAACTGCATATGCGGGTTACTGCAAACAGGACGTAGATTTGACTTACGCCATCTTCAACAAGATGCAGCCTAAGTTTCCTGAGCAGGAGTTAGCTATCATAGATGCAACGCTACGGATGTTTACTGAACCTAGCCTAGAGTTAGATATGGGTATGCTTGAGATGCACCTAGAGGACGTGCGAGACCGCAAGGACAAGCTGATGGTTGATGCAAACATCACTGACAAGAAAGACTTGATGAGCAACGCCAAGTTCGCGGAGTTGCTGTCTGGGTTAGGTGTCACACCACCCATGAAGATCAGTCCCACGACAGAGAAAGAAACATTTGCGTTTGCCAAGTCTGACAAAGAGTTTCAAGAGTTGCAAGAACATGACGATGAGCGGGTGCAAACTCTGGTAGCAGCTAGGTTGGGTACTAAAAGTACCTTAGAGGAAACACGCACACAGCGATTTATAGATATATCTAAACGTGGTACTCTTCCAGTTCCTATTAGATATTACGCGGCTCACACTGGTCGGTGGGGTGGTGACGATAAGATCAACCTGCAAAACCTGCCGAGCCGTGGGACTAACGGCAAGAAGTTAAAGAAAAGCATCATACCCCCAGATGGTTATACTATAGTTGAGTGCGATGCGTCTCAGATTGAGGCACGGGTGTTGGCTTGGTTAGCCGAAGCAGACGAACTAACTCACGCGTTTTCTGTTGGCGAAGATGTCTATGTGAAGATGGCGGCAGCTATATACAAAGTAGCCGAGGCAGACGTTACTGGTGGGCAACGGTTCGTGGGTAAGACTACGATCCTTGGCGCAGGTTACGGCATGGGGGCTAAGAAGTTTAAAACTCAGCTTGCAGGTATGGGGGTCGAGGTTGATCTAGCAGAAGCTAGACGTGTCATAAAAATATACCGTGATACATATTGGAAGATACCTACGCTGTGGGATGAGGCTCAGTATATGTTGGAGCAGCTTATAGCCGATGCAGCGGTTCGTGTAGGACGTAAGGGTGTACTGCGTATAGACATACCACAGAACGCAATAATCCTGCCATCTGGGTTACGTATGTTTTACGAAGACTTGCAGTTAGACCCCGCGCCCAAGGGAGTAGAACCCGAAGAGGTTTGGCCCGAATACTCGTATAAGACGCGCCGTGGACGTAAAAATATATACGGCGGCAAAGTGGTTGAGAACGTATGCCAAGCGTTGGCACGTTGCATAATTGGCGAACAAATGCTACTAATAAACCAGAAGTATAAGTCCGTTATGACTGTGCATGATAGCATAGCTATATGTTGCCGTGACGAAGAAGTAGTACAAGCGAGGGAACACGTGGAACAGTGTATGCGCCATGTACCCAGTTGGGCAGCAGGACTACCGCTTGAGTGTGAGAGCGGTGTTGGCAAATCGTATGGGGATACAGGATGACAAATGTTGCGCCTTGGTCGTTTAGTAAGATTAAAAGTTTTCAGCAATGCCCAAAGCAGTTCTACCATGAGAAGATACTAAAGCAGTATCCAACTAAGGTAAGTCAGGCCATGCTGTACGGTACGCATTTTCACACCGCATGTGAGAACTATATCGGCAAAGGTGAACCACTACCTACGAAATACAGTTACATGCAGGGCACCCTTGATTCTCTTAACGATATCGAAGGTACGAAGATTGCGGAACAGCGGCTTGGCCTTACTGAGGATATGCGCCCCTGTAAATTCGGGGCAAAAGATGTTTGGTTTCGTGGGATTGTGGACTTAGTTATCGTGAACGAGGGCAAAGAAACCGCGTTTATCGTAGATTACAAGACGGGCAAGAACGCAAAGTACGCTGACAAAGGGCAGCTTGAGTTGATGGCGGTGTCTATATTTCAGCACTACCCACAAGTTCGCAAGATAAAAGCAGCGCTAATGTTTGTAGTACCTAAAGCGTTAATTAAGGCTGAGTATACGGTAGAGCAAGTTCCTGATTTATGGATGAAATGGCGCGGCGTATACGCTGGTATGCAAGCAGCCGCAGATACTGACGTGTGGAACCCTCGACCAAGTGGGCTATGCAAACGTCATTGCCCCGTGGTAGAATGTGCCCATAACGGAGATTTCTGACATGGTTTATAAAAACACTCCTCGACCCTATAAACGGGAATACGAACTGCAGAAAGCGCGTGGCGAACATGCCTCACGTATGGAACGTCAACGCGCACGGCGCAAGATGGATAAGACAGGCAAGGACGCCAACAAAGATGGTGTAGCTGATAGTCGTGAAGGTAAAGATATCGCTCATAAGAAAGCGTTGAGTAAGGGTGGCAAAAACAAAGACGGTGTTTCGGTGCAAAGTCGCGGGAAGAATCGCTCTGCTGGAGGTGCCCTGAGTAAAGGCCCGAACAGAAGAACTACAAATAAAAAGTAGCAGCAGCTACACGGAGAACAGTATGCAAGTAATAAAGAATAAGGCTCTGCTAGTTTCACTAGCGGACCCCAAACAAGTCACGAGTGTTATACCTAAGAGCGAAGCTGTGGGTACTGATGCAGTGGTTGTTAACTGGGGTATTGACGAGGCTCACAAACTACGTGACTTACGCATCCCTGCGCCTTCCCCGATACGGGGTCGGTACAAGTGGACGGGTCAACACATACCATTCGACCATCAGAAGGTAACGGCAGCATTCCTAACCATGAACCGTAAAGGGTTCTGCTTTAACGAGCAGGGTACAGGCAAGACAGCCAGTGCCATATGGGCCGCAGATTACCTAATGAATGTGGGTAAAGTTAGGCGAGCGTTAGTTATATGCCCCCTGTCTATCATGGACAGCGCGTGGCGTAACGACCTGTTTACGTTTGCCATGCACCGGACTGTAGATGTAGCGCACGGGGTGAAGAAGAAACGTGCCGCTATAATCGAGCAGGGCGCGGAGTTCGTTATAATAAACTATGACGGGGTGGAGATCGTATCCGAACAAATAAAGAAAGGTGGGTTTGACCTCATAATAATTGATGAGGCAACGCACTACAAGAACGCGCAGTCGAAGCGGTGGAAGACATTAAAGAAACTGCTGCGTGATGACACATGGTTGTGGATGATGACAGGCACACCTGCTGCACAGTCACCGCTAGACGCATACGGGCTAGCTAAGTTAATAAACCCACAGGGTGTGCCTAAGTTCTTTGGGTCGTTTAAAGATATGGTTATGGACAGGAAGTCTCAGTTCAAGTACGAACCTAAACCCACGGCATCTAAGACCGTACACGGAGTGCTTCAGCCTGCAATACGTTACTCAAAAGAAGAATGTCTGGACTTACCGGACATGGTATACGTGGATAGGGTTGTCCCTCTAAGTGGGCAGCAGAAACACTATTACAACCTGCTGAAGAAACGCATGATTATGGAAGTGGCGGGAGCAGAAGTCACTGCCATAAACGCTGCCGTTAGCATGAACAAACTACTGCAGATATCGGCTGGAGCAGTGTACACAGATGACAGCGAGACTATAGAGTTTGACATTTCAGACCGCTATAAAGTTTTGCGCGAAGTCATAGATGAAAGCAGCCAAAAAGTATTAGTGTTTGTACCGTTTAAGCACACGATAGATATCCTAACAGATAAGCTACGCGCTGAGAAAATAGCTACTGAAGTCATACGCGGGGATGTGCCTGCCCACAAACGCACTGAAATATTTAAACGGTTCCAAGAAGACACTGATCCACAAGTGTTGGTTATTCAACCACAAGCAGCGGCACACGGTGTTACTCTTACAGCGGCCAATACTGTAGTCTGGTGGGGTCCGACATCCTCTTTAGAAACTTATGCTCAAGCTAACGCTAGGGTTCATAGGGCAGGGCAGAAACATAAGTGTACTGTTGTATCGCTGCAGGGTTCGTTTGTGGAGAAGCGTATGTACCGTATGCTCGCAGGTCGCATAGACGCTCACGCAGAAATGGTAAATTTATATCATGAGATACTTGACGATCCCACTTAAACACATTAGATACTAAGTATAAATATAAACGGGGAACTTATGACAGTAGATGTGGAAAAACTTACGCGAGTATATACTAGGATACGCGACAAGCGAGCCGAGATATCCGCGAAGTTTAAAGAGGAAGACGGTGCGCTTGTTGAGCAACAGAACACCGTCAGGCAAGCGTTGTTAGATTATTGTACTGAGAGCAATATCGATAGCGTTAGAACTGCAGCGGGTTTGTTCTACCGTAGTGTTAAGCAACGGTACTGGACAAGCGATTGGGAGAGCATGCACAAGTTCGTGTTAGAGCATGAAGTTCCTGAGTTATTTGAGAAGCGTCTCAATCAAACTCATATGAAGCAGTTCTTAGAAGATAACCCCGACCTTGTTCCTATGGGTCTTAACGTAGACGCTGAGTATGTTTTAACTGTGAGGAAAAAATGAAGAAGTACGTGAACATTTCGGAGGTGGCAGAGCACTTTTCTGTATCTATATCCACCGTGCGGCATTGGGTTCGGGAAGGCTATATCCCCGAACATACATATGTCAAAATTGAAAACACCCAACGGTTTAAGTTGGACGAAGTAGATAAGGCTCTGTCCGAATTAGGGGAAGGCACTACCCCCGACGATGGTTGAGCTAAGGCGGCTCAGTTTTCGGGACGGGGGGTTTGTAAGTGTAGTAGATGGGGATCAGCAGAAAGTAGCTGATACATTAGACGTAGTAGTAGTAAACGCAGCGGACGTATCGCGGTTATACTACAAAGGAGCCTACGACACTACTCGCACTACACTGCCTACGTGTTGGTCGGCTACTACTCAAATCCCCGATAAAGAAGTACCTGTGGATGATCGCCAATCAGCTAGATGTATGGACTGCGAGAAGAACATACGGGGTTCCGGTGGTAGGTTAAATAGCCGTGCTTGCCGCTTTGTTCAAAGGTTAGCGGTAGTGCTTGATGGGCAGTTAGATACAGTGTACCAATTACAGTTATCCTCAACGTCTATATTCGGTAGGGGCAAAAATAATAATAAACCGCTGCACGAATACGCTAAATTCTTGCAGGGTAGGGGGACGAAAATAATATCTGTAGTTACACGTATATACGCAGACAATTTTTCTGACTTCCCTAGACTATGCTTCAAGCCAGTACGGTCCTTGACGCCTAGTGAACTAAGCGGTGTTTCAGAGTTGAAAATAAACCCTGTTACACTTCAAGCGATAGACCCTTCTAGGGCTATAAACACTTCCCCGTTCTCAGTAGAAGACGGGTTCGACTATAAAAAACTTTAAAGGAGAACTACCAATGGCAAAAGTTGAAAGCCACGTTATTCGCAACGTAACTGCACGTTACCCACGCTTGAACCAGACTTACAAGTTTGATCAGTCTGCAGGTGATCGCGGCAAAACTGTTCAGTGTGACCCTACAGTGGAGGGGGCTAAGTACGAGTTGCAGTTTGTAATGACTGAAACTCAAGCGAAAGAATTGTATGTTATTATGGCTACAGCATACAAGACCCGCGCAGCGTCTGAAAAAGGCTGGCCCGAAAAATTAGGTAAAGCGGCGGACATCTTTAAGAAAGATGACGATGGTAACTATGTTGCTAAAGCCGTTTTAAAGGGTGCGTACAATGGGGATGTTACCAAACCCCCACTGCAGGTTGACGCTAAGAACAAGCCACTACCGAAAGACTTTGAACTAACTACGGGTAGTACGGTTCATGTGCAGATATCGTGCATCCCGTATAACATGAGGGATCACGGCGTGTCGTTGCGCTTACGCGGTGTGCAAGTGATCGAACTCGCAACCCGTGATGACTACTCACCGTTTAGTTCTGAGGAAGGGTTTAGCGTTGCAGAGGCTCCGGTAGTAGTATCAGGGTTTGAGATTGAGGATACCCCTGCCGCTCCTACCCCCGCATCTGTTGGAGATGCGTTTGAAGAAGACACTCCCGTAGAAGCACCGATAGAACCAAAAGTACGGGCCAAGAAGAAGCCCCCTGTTCTGGAAGAAGCTAAATTGGATAGTCTTGTAAGTGAGTGGGGCGAGTTAGAAGACTAATACCCTGTACGGTGCGGTACTCATAAGGTTCCGCACCGTTAACACTCGGAGGACTAGCAGTGGAACGACTAGAATTTCTAAAAGAGGTTTTGGGTGACGAAGGGTATTACTGTTTATTTGCAACCGATGGTGAACGTAGGACACAGAATTTCTACAGCACTATTGAGGAACTGCATGCAGCGGTAGACGCCTTTGACGCTAAAGACTACGATGTTTACTTTGCATTAAGCACATTCGTTAACAGTAGTAACCGCAGGGCCGACAACGCGCTACACCTGCAATCTTTCTTTGTGGATTTAGATTGCGGCCCCAGCAAAGAATACCCATCTCAGCAGGATGCACTCGCAGCGTTGCAGACATTCTGCGTTAAGGCCAATATGCCCGAACCTACTAAGGTTAGCTCGGGTCGTGGGGTCCACGTTTACTGGGGCTTGTCTGAACCAGTACCTGTGGCTGATTGGATACCTATAGCTGAACGGTTTAAAGAGTTCTGTGGTGAGAACGGACTTAAAGCTGATCCCGCTGTTACCGCAGACGCAGCACGTATCTTGCGTATGCCTGAGACGCGTAACTTTAAAGATGACCCACCATCGCCTGTATCTATAATCAGTGCGGCACCAAAGATCGAGCTGGCTGACTTTGTAGGTTTACTGGGTGGTGTTACCCCTGTGAGTACAAACATTGTTGAAGTTAGTGTTGTATCGGGGTTCATCGCCGCCAACGCCGAGAATAGCTTTGGGCGTATCGTGAAGAAAATACAGGCGGGTAAGGGCTGCGCTCAACTCACGCACATACTGACAGATCAAGCCAGTGTGACCGAACCGTTATGGAGAGCGGGACTGTCTATCGCTAAGTTTTGCGAGGACGGAGACAAGGCTGCGCAGGTTATGTCACGGGGCCACCCTGACTATAACTCAAGTGATACCCACCAGAAAATGTCTCTGGTTAAGGGGCCGTATACTTGCCGTACATTTAACGGTCTCAGACCTGATGTGTGCATGGAGTGCGCTTTGTGGGGTAAGATAAAGTCCCCTATAGTTTTAGGCAGACAGTTTAAAGAAGCGGATGAGGCTGACAACGAGGTAGTTGCGACTAACGCGAAAAGTCCTGCTAGTGCGCCTAAGACATATAACATACCAACATACCCGAAGCCCTACTTCCGTGGTGCTAAAGGTGGTGTGTATAAACGCACTACAAATAGTGACGGTGAGGTAGAAGAAGAGTGCATCTACCATAACGATATCTATGTTATGCGCCGTATCTGGGACACAGAGATAGGCCAAGCCCTTGTGTTTAGGCTGCATTTACCGAGAGACGGTGTACGTGAATGGACGATGCCTATGTTTAGCATCACATCACGGGACGAATTTAGAAAAGGTATGTCTACGCAGGGTGTGGCTGCGTATGGCCCAAAACTAGACAAAATACAGGTGTATATAATGGCATGGATTGAAGAACTGCAATCGTCTCAGGCAGAGGACGAGGCTCATAAACAGTTTGGGTGGACCGACGATAGTATGACTGCGTTTATACTAGGGGATCGTATTATCTACGGTAACGACGAAGACTATAACCCACCGTCCACACAGACAGCGGGTATGATGGATTACTTTGTACCCAAGGGTACGGAGCAAGGATATCTTGACGCACTAGACTTCTACAATCGGGAAGGGTTTGAACTGCATCAGTTCACAATCGCTGCGTCTTACGCTTCGGTGCTTATGCCACTTACAGGGATCGGCTCTGCAGGATTACATATGTACGGAGATACAGGTGTTGGTAAAACCACTATGTTGATGGCAGGACTATCAGCATGGGGCAATCCCGAACAACTGCTGTTGAAAGAGGTTGATACCTACAATTCTAAGATGCACCGTGGGGAGATATACCACAACCTACCACTTATGATGGACGAACTTACTAATACTGTAGGGGGTAAGTTGTCTGATCTGGCCTACCAATTAACAGGTGGGACACAACGTAACCGCATGGCGCAGAGTGGTAACGCCGAGCGACATAGGGGCAAACCTTGGAGCCTACTGGCTATCAGTACAGGTAACACTAGCTTTGTTGAGATGATAAGTAGAGTTAAGGGTTTCCCAAAAGCAGAGGCTCAACGAATACTAGAGTTTAGGACTGAACAGAAATTCTTTGGTTCATCTAGTAAAGCGGAAACTGATAAGCTGTGGCCTGCTTTTAAAGGCAACTACGGTCATGCAGGAATACGATTTGTTCAATGGGTCATAAACAATCGCGCAGAATGTGAACGTACTATAAAGCATGTGCAGTCGCGTGTAGATGAAAAGGCCGAACTTGGTCCTGAGAACCGATTCTGGTCTGCTGCTGTTACGGCTATTATATCCGCGCTTATGATAGGCAGGAAGGCAGGGGTACTACCTTTTGAGGTCAAGCCTGTATTTGCGTTTGCCGTAAACAGGTTGCGGGAACGTAAGGCTTTCGTTGCTGATATGGGTTCTTCGGTATCTGAGACACTGAACAACTATATCTCCGAGCATTGGAGTAACATACTTTGGATTAAGAGTACCGATGATGGTCGTGGGGATATAGATGGCAACCCCTTAGATATGTTGGCACTGCCCGAGGTTACACCCCGAGGTAAGTTTGTTGCTAGGTACGAGACTGACGTTAAGAAAGTCTACCTATTGCCAAAGCCGCTGAAGACTTGGTGTATAGATCAACAGATAAACTACGAACAGTTTGTTAGAGATTTAACGGACAAGATGAAAGCCAAGAAAGTGCAGATGCGTCTGAGTAAGGGTACACATATGAACCTACCCCCTGCCAAAGTTCTTTGCATAGATTTTTCAATTAGTGGGGTTCCTGATGGATCAGAAGGTACTGAAGATTGAAGACCTTAACCCTGACGGGATTAGGATTGTCGTAAACTGGGATGGACTTAAAGTTAACGGGTCTGTTTTTATACCCTGCGTCGATACCGAAAAGGTCAAAGATCAGGTGTCAACTGTTGCATCGTTACGACAGTACGAGATTAAGCACGAGATTCGCGTAGAGAATGGGATATTAGGGCTACGTGTTTGGCGAACTATGTGATAGGGGGAAGATAGACAGCGTACATTTCCACTGCGCGTTGCCTGTTCTCCCTCATACTGCCCCTGCTTAATTGCAGGGGCTTTTTTAGTCTATAGGACCAAGAGGAGACAAACCATCGTCATACTCAGACGCACTCCTACGCATGTTAGGCGTGTAAATCATACCACCTACCATATCTTTAGTGTTACGCTCAAAGTTCTTGTATGAATTTTTAAATGATTCACTTGTTATTTGCAGCTTTGCGGCACCTTGGGGTAGCCTACGGTTGTGTTCCCGAGATTCCTCATAGGCACGGCGTAGACCCTCAATGTCACCTTCTCTCCGCGCCATGTTAGCCTTACGTAAAATTCTCTTTTTACGGTCCTGCATGGCAGCAAGTTTTGTCCGTTCATTGCGGTTCATATTAAGTTGGTCAATATGTTCGCGACCCGAGAACCCTATAAGTTGCCCTACAACTGTGAAAGGGCTTACAGATGTTATGTCATCCCCCCGCATAGTGAGGTTGCCTTCTTCTGCGTAACGTCCCGCTTTAAGTACGTTACGTGCCGCTGCTGGTGCTATAGCTTCTATCCCGCGCTGGTACTCACCTTGGGACATCAAACTTACCCCCCTACTCAACTGACTTGTTATACCTATTACTGGACCGCCTAGTTGTTCTGCTATCGTCCAAAGCACGTTCTGTTCTTTTTCAATAAGCGGTGGACGGTACAACAGATTGTTAAGCGCAATACGCTCACCAATCGCGAGACCCGACATACCCACAAGTCCACCATAGAGAGGATCACCTGTCCACTTCTTCCATGCAGTATCCCAATTATCTTCATCATCATCAGCAAGTCCATCGTATATTATACCGAGTTCGCCCCACAGAGGCATGCCTGAGTAACCTGCGATTAGACCTACAGTGATTAAGAAACTAGCTAACTGCTGACGCGCAACTCTGCGGTTAAGCACTGCCTCTTTGTATGCTTCTTCTGTGTCGTATTCATTTCTTGGTTTGAGCCTAGTCGCATCTTCGGTCATACGGGCCATCATGTAGTATTTACTAATTGCGAACCGTTTAAACAGGAATAGTACGTTACCTATTGGCCCCTGTGCGTACACAGGACGCCCCGCTGATGCAGTACCGCCAAGGGTAAACTCTACAAAGTCAACTGCCGCTTCAGCCGCAGCCTGTTTGTCTGCATCAGTTATTGCTTTCTTACCGCCATTACTGATCTTATTTATTTCTAAATCATAAGCGGCGACCAGTGATACTTCACGTCCGTAGCGTTCCGAGTGATGGAACATAGCCCCGCCCCATTTCTGCGAAGTCTCTAGCAACATTCTGGCGTTACGAGTAGCAACGTCACTACCTGTATCCCCCGTAATCATATCTACCTCTAAGGTTTCCTGTGTTAGAGACTGCCCAAGTTGTGCTTGCTGAGTGGCGTATGAGGCCAACACGTCATATTTCTGCATCCCCTCTGGTACAGACGCAGGATCAGTAAAGTCTACATTACCTAGTGACCTACCAAAGGCTCCTAGATCATACCTCTCTTTAACCTTGTTACCATCTGTATCGGTAACGGTTAGCATCTTGTAAGTAGGAGAGCCGTGCAAGACTTTAGTTGCGTCTGCAAATGCGCGGGCGGTGCTAGATGCGCCATACTTACCCTGCAGTAGTGGCATAACTGACATACCCACATCAAAGAAGGTAAGCCCCGCCGACGATATGTTGTAGGCCATAGTCCAACCAAAACCAAAGTTAGTCGCTATCTGCGAGAGACGGTTAACATTAGGACGTTGCGCAAACTCGGCTATCTTCTTAAAGCGATCACCTATCTCAGCAGTCTCTGGGTCTTGAGTAAGTTTTTCTATGTCACTCATTACACCTTGTATTTCAGCACTACCCTGTAGCTGCACAACCTGACGGTTGAGGTCACGGCCCTTAGTCTCCATCATATCTATAATATCGAAGTTAGCGAGAGAGTAACCTGTAGGTGTAGTGTCACCCAAGAAACCACGGACGCCCTTACGTGTTCTGAACCCCTGCATAAACGAGCGTTCAGGCAGAGCATCTAATGATAGGTCAAGAATATCGCTGATAACCTTATTACCTTTGCCACCCTCCATATTTTGCACACCTGCAGCCTGTAGGACGTTCAGCACATTAAACACAAACCCTGATGAAGGGGCCGTCCCGTAGTTACTGTTTGGCGTGAGTTTCGTAGCTTCGGGTTCCATACTCGCGGCAGACAACATAGGGTTTGGTCTGCTCTGCCCTGTCTTCTCATCAAAGATTGTGTTGAGGTTTGCGGCGATAACATCGGGCCTTCTAAGCATCTCGGCGTTGTAGTCTTTCACCTTTTGCTTCGCCTCTATCATCTCGTTTTTGGACGCAAAGTATTCTACGTAGCGGTCTACCTGTGGGCCACCACTCGCACTTCCTTCAGGGTCGATAGCTGTGTAGGACAAGCGGTAGCTACCTTTACGCATAAGCGGGAAGTACGGCATGATCATACCGCTGTCCTTGAGTAGCAGTTCAGACAACTTATCAAACGCAGTCTGACGTACCGCTGCATCGTCACTTATACTTTCTATACGCTTCTTTAGCGCGGGCGCTATCTCGTCATATGTTTCTTGGAAGAAGTTACGCATGGTGCGGTACACACGTTGCCCATCTTCACCTATGGCGTCATAATCTTTTATAAGTGCATCGTAGACCGCTAGTTTATCCTTACTTAGCGGGGCAATTTTAGTTATCTTAGCCTTGGAGTTTGCGGTTAGGATTTCAGCAATCTTGGCATCACGTCTTGCTATGGTAGAATGGTTTGTACGTGTCTTTTTTAACGACACAGGATCAGTGACCACAACACCGTAAGAGGTATAGATGTTACGTTTAACAGATGGGTCTACTTGGTTTAGCGTAGACGTGGGTACTAGCTCCTGCAGTATCTTATACTTCTCCATACCTGCAGACTTTTTAAAGCCTTTGATCTGGTTAACGATGTAGTCTAGCTTGACTGTCTTATCGCGTAACTTGGAACTTACCTTGTTAACCATCCTGTTAAGGCGAACACCTGTATCATTCCCGTAGTCACGCTTTAACGTATCTGCAAGAATGTTTAATGGGGATATACCATACAGAAAACTCTTACCCGATGCGAGCGCACCCGAGTTTTTAACCTTAGTAAACTTAGCTTGTATCTCTTCTTTAGTGGAAGGCTTGACCGCACCCATAGCGTTTGTGAGTAACTTCCCTGCCGTGTTGGGGTTAGACGCGGCTAGGTACATCGCAGGAGCGGCACGGTTACTAAGCTGTGGGGCCAGTATCTTATCCAGTAATAGGTCAGCTTGACCAAAAACCGAATCCTGTGGCTTACCCATAAATCTGTTATACATACGGCGTATAGCAGTCTTAAAGTTTACCCACGCATTAGTCATGCT